CTCGCGACCGTCCGCGAGGGGGCCGAGGCCCCGCGCACCGATGCCAACGATTCACCGGCCATCACCGCCTACGAGCAGATGGTCGCTCGCAACCGCGGGCTCGCCGCGAAGGAGGCGTAACCGATGGCCAAGCAAACCAGCGTTTCGCAGTTCCCGGGCAAGGCGCTCGAGGGTCAGATCTCGGACCTGTGCCCGAGCTACCAGCGCTCAATGGTCAACGCCGACGAGGTGGGCATCGGGTTCGGCCGGATGGTCGCCTACTCGGATGACGAGGGCAACGAGGCCGACCTGCTGGACGCCGCCGCCGACGAGCTCGCCGGCATCACCATCCACGGGCACGCCTACCACATCGACAGCGAGCTCAACAGCGACGACGAGCTCAAGCCCGGCACCGTGATGGACGTGCTCAAGTTCGGGGTGGTCACGGTGTTCCCGGAGACAACGGTGGACCCGACCGACCCGGTCCACGTCCGCCACTCCGGCAGCGGCAAGCAGGGCGGCTTCCGCAACGCGGGCGTCAACGACGAGACCATCGACATCTCGAGCTTCGCTCGCTGGCAGACCAAGGCCGGCGCGGACGAGCCCGCCGAGCTTTTCATCAACATGGCCGGCGCGGGCGGCGCGGTTGCCGATACCGAGTAACGGGGGACACGCAGCATGACCACCAATCTCGCACTTACGCAGCAGGAGCGGCGTCTCATTCAGGACGCCTACCGCATCGACGGCAACCTGCTCCGACTCGACAGCGACCAGACGGCGCGGCTCAAACGCGAGCTCGAGGCCATCGACGCCGAGGCGTACCGTATCGAATACGGGCAGCTCAAGGCGCGCAACCTCGTCCCTCTCCAGCCGAACATCCCCGACTGGGCGCGGCAGTACACCTGGCGCATGTTCGATCACACCGGCAAGCCGCGGGTGATCGGCAACAAGGCCAAGGATCTGCCCACGGTCAACGTGAAGGCCGAGGAGGAGAGCAAGAACATCTACACGCTCGGGCAGGCCGCCGAGTGGGATCGCGAGGAGGTCCGCGCGGCGCTCTACAACGGGCAGCCGATCGACGGTGAGCTCGCCATCGCGGCGCGCGACACCATCGAGCGAGAGATCGACGACATCCTCGCGGTCGGACACAGCGGCCCGGACATGGACGGCATCCTCACGCTGTCCACGTCGGACGTGACCACGTACACCCCGGCGGACAAGGACGGCGGATCGAGCTCGCCCAACTGGTTCAACGGCAGCGGCAATCTCATCGCGACCGCCGAGGAGATGGCCGACGACGTGCTCGGCCTGGTCGATGCCGTGGTCGATGCGACCGACGAGCTTTACACCGGCTTCGTCGTCGTGCTGCCGCTGGCGCACTACCGGGCGCTCCAGCGCACGCCGAAGGGTGACAACGCCGACCGCACGGTGCTGCGCTACATCCAGGAAAACGGCGACAACATCAGCCGAATCGTGCCCTGGAGCAAGTGCAAGAACGTCGCGGGCTCGAGCGACGAGAACCGCATGGCTTGCTGGCCGGACGGCAATCGCCGCGTGGTCGCCGGCATCGTCCCGATGGAGTTCACGCCGCTCGAGGTGCAGATGCAGGGGCTCGCGTACATCCGACCCTACATCGCCAAGACGGCCGGCGTGGTCGCTCGCTACCCGGTGGCAATCGGATACGCGGACGACATCTAGGCACCGCCAGCTTGCAGCCGCCGCAGCCCAGCGCTCGGCGGCTGCGTGAAGGCGATGGCTATCACTTGGACAGACGTCGAGACCATCGCGCCAGCGCTCTCTGAGGTATCACAGGAGGCCCAAGACGCGATCCTCGACTACGTGAACGACACCGCGGGGCATGACCTCGCGTTGACGTATCTCGCGGCGCACCACGGGCAGAAGGTCATCGACGGCCCGGGCGGCGCTGCGGCTGCGGTCCAGTCCGAGCAGGTCGGCCCGCTGCGCGTTACCTACGCCGTGTCATCCGTCTCCGACGACGACCTCGAATCGACGACGTGGGGCCGCCTGTACAAGAGCATCGCCTACCAGTCTCATCGCCTGCCGGTGGTGCTGCCGTGAGCTTCAACTACGCCGCATCCGCCGAGACCGCGCGCCGGCTGGTCGAGAACTTCGGCAAGCCGGTGAAGCTCGTGCGCCGCGACACCGCTGCGGCCGCAAGCGACCGGCCGTGGGAGGGTAACTCCACGCTCGACAGCGAGCGCACGGTCCAAGCTGTATTCGTCTCGGATTCCGGCCTAGGCAACGAGGTGGTCTCGCGCATGCGTCGCTCCATCCGTGGCGGCGAGACGCGGCGATCGGTACTCGTGGCGGCGGCCGATCCGGGATGGGAGTCCGGCGACAAGCCCGAGATGTTCGACGAGCTGCACGATGGCGATGACGTGTGGGGCGTCTCGCTGTTCGACGGACTCGACCCCGCCGGCACGCCGATCCTTTACGACTACACCATCGAGGCTAGCCGATGACGCCGCTCGCTGCATACGACGCGGTGGCGGCCATGTTTTGGGATGCCTGGAAGGCCGACGCGCGCACGTCCAGCGTCCCGGTGGACTGGCCCGAGCTGGAGCAGGAGAACGTACCGCCGGCAGACGATAGGGAGTTCGCGCGCTTCACGATGAGCCACTCGACCGGCGGCCAGCGCAGCGTCGGCAGCGCGTCGGGCGCCCACCTGCACGAGCACGGCGGCACCGTCATCATCCAGGTTTTCGGCGCGCGCTCGAGCGGCAAGACGGCCAACCGCGCGGCCTACGAGCTTGCGCAGGTCGCATACAGGGCGTTTGCAGGCAAGGCCGCAGGCGGCGCCTGGTTCCGGGATGTGCGCGTCGTCGATGTCGGCGCAGACGGCCATCGCTATCAGATCAACGTGAACGCGCCGTTTCAGCATGACCAGGCGCTAGGTGCAGCATGACGAAAAAGCTCTCCATCCCCAGCCGCGAAACCGGCCACCGATACGCCGTCGAGGAGACGCGCGGCAACCTGCCCGCTTCGCCCGAGTGGCTCCAGTACTCGCCCACGTCGTCGAGCACGTTCGGCCGCGAGAACGAGACCGCTGAGTCTCAACAGATGACGAGCGACCGCATGGACCGCAAGCCGGCCGTGGTGTCGTATCGCGTCAACTCCGACGTGCCGCTCGAGCTGAGCAACTCGCAGGACGTGATCGACTTCCTGCGCTCGGTTATGTTCGCGCAGTTCCGCAAAAAGGACGAGGTCGAGGTCACCGCGGCCACGTCCACGGGCGATGAGTTCACGGTCGCCAGCGGCGGCGATGGATACTCGGCAGGCGATCTGTTCCACGTCGAGACCGGCCCGAACGCTGGCATCCACCCCGTCACCGGCACCCCGACGGCAACGACAGTCCCGGTCACGACCTCGCTCACGAACGAGTCGAGCGTGTCGCACGTCGGGCGCCGGGTCGGCTTCGAGTTCGATGCGGGCGACCTGGAGGTCAATTCGGACGGACACCTCATAACGACGGCCAAGGACTGCACCGAGCTCGGCCTGCTCGAGGGCGAGTTTCTGGCCATCGGCGGCGACGAGGCCGACTCCTTTTTCGCCACCGACGCGAACAACACGATCGTGCGCGCCGACGCCATCGCAGCGAACCTCATCACGACCAGCAAGCCGCGCGGCACGCTGGCCACCGATGACGGCGACGGCAAGAGCGTTCGGCTGTTCTTTGCCTCGCGCATTCTCAAGAACGAGGCCGACCCGCAGCTCGTCGAGCGCATCTCGCTCCAGCTCGAGCGGCGCATGGGCGCCCCGGACTCGAGCGAGCCGACTGAGATCCAGTACGAGTACGCCGAGGGCATGCTCGCCAACGAGGCGACCATCACGAACCCGGCCGCGGGCCTGGTCACCGCCAACTTTTCGCTCACTGGCACGAACCACACCGAGCGCGACGCGGAGACCGGCGCGAAGTCGGGCGACCGCCCAACCGCCGACCTTGTGGACCCGTTCAACACGGCCAACAACATCTTGCGCGCCCGCCTCGGGCTGCACGATGGCGATGCACTGGTTCAGGTCATCGCCAACCTGAGCATCAGCATCACGAACAACATCACGGTGCTCGATGGCGTCGGCGAGCCGGCCTTTGACTCGAACGAGGGGCGTTTTCAGGTCACCGGCGACATGGCGGCCTACTTCCAGGACTTCGAGCTCGCCAAGGCTGTGAAGGGCAACAAGACGGCGACATTCGACATTCACTGGTGGCGCGGGAATCAGGGCGTGAGTCTCGACATCCCGGCCATGTCGCTCAGCGGCGGGCAAGCCGAGGCGGTCGCGGACGACGCGATCCGGGTGCCGCTCTCGTTCCGTGCATACAACGGGCGCCACGCGCTCGACGCGCTGAACCACGCGCTCATGTTCTCGTTTTTCAGCTACCTGCCCAACCGGCACATGCCGGCGGCGCAGGTGTAAGGAGGCGCATGTCACTCGCCAGCCTCAAGACCGACGAATCCGCCAAGACCGAGGGTGTCTGGTTCGACTACCGCGGGCTGAAGCTCAGGTGCCGCTACACCGGCCCCGGAAACGAGGGGTTTCAGAAGGCGCACCGCAAGGCAATGAAGGCGCTGCACAAGGAGTATCGCTCCGGGCTGGCGTCGATCCCGGACGAGGTGTACCGAGCGCGCATGATCCCAGTCTACGCCCGTCACGTCGTCACCGACTGGCGCGGCGCGAAGTGGACGGACGACGGCCCCGAGCTCGAATGCACCCCGGAGAATGTCGCCAAGGTGCTCACCGAGCCAGGGCTCGAGTGGATCTTTCCGCAGGTCGTGCAAGACGCGATGAACGTGGACGCCTACCTCACCCTGGAGGACGACGCAAAAAACTCCGAAGCGCCCTCCGCTGGCAGCTAGCGCAGGGCGAGATCGACGAGAGCGTCCGGAACCAATATGCAGCGCTCGGACTACAGCCGCCCGGGGCGAGGAGCCGGAGCTATCCGAGTGGCTGGCCATGTTTCTGGACGCCTTCGGCAAGCTCACCACGTGCCGGCAAATCGGCATGGGCGAGGGTCCAATCCCCTGGACCGCAGTCGAGGAGTACGGGCGAGCGCAGGGCATGGATCGCGAGGAGCTCGAGGAGCTGCACTACATGATGCGGGCGCTCGACTCGGAGTATTTGGCCTACAGGCGAGAGCGCGAAGAGCAGCGAAGCAAGAAACCGAAGCGATGAGCGTGACCACGAATGCAGCGCAGACCGCGGCCAGACTCCGCAAGATCGCGGAGAGGGTCGAGGAGCGTGCGGTCGATGGGCTTCGGGCTATCGCGGGCGCCACGTATCGCGAGGCCGGGCTCGGCACCCCGGTTGACACCGGCCGCGCTCGAGCAAACTGGCGCGTCACGGTGGCCGGCGAGACGTTCGACGTCATCGGCATCTCGACGGGGCCACGCGCCGCGCAAGAGTCTGCGGCATCGCAGGCCGAGTCGCAGTCTCAGCGCGAGGCGTCGTCCGCGCTCGCTGCGCTAAGGCCCGGCGATCGGCTGTTCGTGCAAAACAACCTGCCTTACATCCGGCGCCTGAACCACGGACACAGCAGGAAGAAGCCGGCCGGGTTCGTTGAGCGCGCGCTCGCCGAGGGCCGCAGCGTCGCCCGTCGCATTCGACTCGTGGATCGGAGGGGGCTGTGAGCACCGAGCGCATCAGCATCCAGATCGACGAGACAGGCGCGCGGCATGTGCGGCGCGAGGTTGAGGGTGTGGCCGATTCCTCGGACAAGGCGGCTGATGCCTCGCAGATGCTGGGGCGTGCGCTTACTGCGCTCGGCGGCGCCCTCACTATTCGGGCAGTCGCAAATCTGAGCGACTCGTTTCTCCAAATGGAGTCCCGCCTNGCCCTCGTCACAGACGGCGCCCAGAATCTCAACGCGACCCTGTCCGAGATGCACGACATCAGCCGCGAGACGTTCACCTCGATCGAGGAGACGTCCGAGCGCTTCGTTACGATGTCGCGCTCCCTTCGCGATACGGCGCTTGCCCAGGATGAGGTCATCGAGCTCACGCGCACGATGAACCAGGCGTTCGCCGTGTCTGCTGTGGACGGGACCGCGGCCATGGCGCAGCTCTCCCAGGGATTCGAGGAGGGCCGCATCCGGGCCGGCGCCCTGTCGCGTGTGCTGCGTGACGTACCGCCCATCGCCGAGGCCCTCGAGCGCCACTTCAACGCCACCGGTGAGGCGCTTATCGAGATGGGGCGCTCGGGCGAGATTTCGGCCGAGGAGTTTGCGCGGGCTGTGCAGAACGCCAGCGGCGACATCCAGCGCGAGTTTGACCATAACGTGGTGCCCTCGATCGCGGACGGCCTCCAGGCCATGCGCGACTCCCTGCTCATGTTCGTCGGCGAGATGTCCGCGGCCTCGGGCGTCGCGGAGGAGTTT